GAATGTATGCACCAGAGATATTGGCACTGGTGATGATGTTGCCGTTAAGACTTGAGCTGGCTAGGTAAGCAGCCACATTGGAATTGCCGTAAGCATTGCCTCCGGCCTGTTCAATCACAGCATTGTAATTGATAGTGATGGGATATTGTGTGCTTGACACACTGACATTTGTGGTGTTGTTGTCAATGATGATATTGGCCGATGTCTCTTCGGTGATTACAATTTGGTAGGTCATGTTAGGCCACCACTAGAGTTGAATAAAGAGGACTTGTGCTGAGTGTGGGATCACCAGCAGTGACTCCGGGTTCCCATGCCTGAACCAGTGCATACCTATGTGTGTTTACATTGGCAATGGGTGTGTTGACATCTGTCCATGTGGTTGAGAACACAGTGATGGGAACATTTTTTCTTGCATCAGGAATGATTGGTCCTGTATACATCAAGTTGGGCTGAATCACTCGCACAGTGCCTGTGGTGGCATTGAGTATGGTGGGCACATAGATGCCTCCTGCAAAGCTGGCCATGGTCTGCACAGGGAATGTGCCAATCACAGTGGAGTCTGCAAAGTTGGGCTGGCCAGTATAGCGTAAAAAGCTCACTTGGTCAACCACAATGGTTTGGAATTCTACCGCAAAGGTCCAGCCGGTAATGTCTTGTTGAAAGTTGTAGATTAATGTTCTACGACTTGATGGAAACCATTGTTCACAAATGATCTCATCGGGACTACCCACATACTGGGCAAAGTTTAATACACCGGCCATAATTTCTCTCCTAAGGGGGATACTGCTGATGCAAAGGCATCAGCAATGCGTTTATTTATTAAGAATCTAAAAAACCAATTGATCAGGTGAAGAAACGATAGTTTAACCAGCTGTCAGCCTGACCATTGATCAGGCTATTGGCAGCTGATATGCCTGGCACTTGAAATGTGTTTGGACCAGCGTCAAATATCACAGTGTTGCCAGAGAATGACTTGGTATAGTTGATTATAGGCACACCACTGTTGCCAGTTGTGGGTATGATGTTGCTCCAGGATGCTGGTATCAGAGTAGAACTTACACCAAATGCTATGATATTTCCAGTGGAGTTGCTGAGATTCAACACAGCATTGGTGCTGGTGCTAATTCTTAAATTACCAGTTAGGCTACTTGAATCATCTAAACTTGCACCAATTAGATTCCAACTGCTCCAGCTCAATCCAGCAAAGCCACTGGAGTTGTATGTGCTTTGATTCCAAGGTGCTGTGGCATAATACACAGCAACACCTGCTTTGATACTGAGACTGCTTCTGGTGTCTGCCAATGCAGTGGTGTTGTGGCTGACTTCAACTACACAATTTGCAGCCGGGGCAATCACACCTGCCACATTACCTACCGCACTTCCAATTCCAGCCATGTAGGCATCAGCAGTGAATATCATGCCTTTGTAAACACTATTTCCAGAATATATCAATGTGTCAGCAGGCGAATTAACAAATGCAAATTGTCCACTTGTAATAGTATTGCCACCAACAACAGTGCCAGAACTATTCACAACAGGAGTGTCAATCTTGATCACATCAGGTGCTTGATTTCTTGAGTATGTGACATTGGCACTGACATTACTGAATGGTCCTGTTCCATCACCATTCACTCCGCGAGTCTTCCATGACCAAGTGCCATCACGCAGGCCAGTTGTGGTAAAGATCACTGTGTTGCCTGTGACAAAAGCATTGGCATCTGTTGATGCTTGTGTGCCTATGAGATTGTAATTGGTATTGGCCACATTGCCTGTGATTGTGACATTGCCTGCCCAGAACTGCACTCTATCCACAACACCTGCAGGCACAGTGGTGCTGACCACTTGTGCTGGCAAACTGTCCACTGTTTTCAATGTGATTGTGGGTGTGCCTGGTGTGCCAATGGATGAGATTGATCTAATGCCAGGTGCTCCTGCCACAAGGAAGTTGGCCCAGGTTCCATCATAAATGGTGTCATCATATTCAGTGCAGGAGAATTCCAATCGCAGACTTCCATCATCTCCTTCAATCTCCTTCACACGCATGATTCGAAACTCTTTGGCAGTCCATCCATAAGTGGTTGAGGTGATGTCAATGATGTTACCGGCTTGCAGATTGATCTTGGAGTAATCCATCACGATTGTGACAGTGAGATCTAGACGACTCTGTTTGAGAGTAATCATACCATAGTGTTCAGCCTGCGGTTGATTGTTGATGAACTCTGAACTCACTTGTAAGGTATTGTCAGGTTCGTATGCATTACGCAGATTATCAGGCAGATTCAATGTTGCATAGTGAGGTTGATCACGCATGTCATTTCTGGGATACTCAACCTCTATTGCATTGTAGAGATTGGTCAGGCCTGATCCAGATATCTGAATAGGTCCAATGATGTCTGCTTCAGATATGCTTGCTACTGAGTTGCCAGCCGCATTCACAGTCCAGGAATACAATCCCTCGTGTGTGTTATAGGTAAACCAAGCAGTGGTGGCCTCAGCCAGTCGTTCTAGATTTGACCACACAGGTTCGCTGGTGCGGACTACGCCGTTAATTTGTTGGACATTTAAACTTGGCATTTGTTTTCCTTAATAGAACTTGATTATTGCAACACCAGGATTGCCAGATGCACCTGATCCAGAAAGAGCACCTTGACCTCCCAGTCCATATGAATTACCTCCATTGGCAGCAGGGCCACTGAGACCCGCACCACCCCCACCACCACCAAGCACCGCTGTGCCAGTAAGAACATTGGTAACACCAGCACCGCCTGCAATACCTGTCAAGCCACCGTTACCTCCAGCACCAGCACCTGTTCCTCCAGCACCACCTATTGCTGACACAAATGCTCCGCCTATGCGTGAATATGTTCCGCCTAGACCAAAATTAACTGAAAAATCATTATAGTCAGATGTTATTGAGGTATCAGATCCAAGACCACCTGTGATAGTTGCATTGCCGCCCGGGAAGGTGGCACCACCCCCACCTTGACCAATGGTTACTGTGTATGGATTGTTTACCAATGTAATAGCAGTGTTGTATGCTATGCCACCTCCACCACCACCAGCACCACCACGACTGAAAGCACCACCAGCACCTCCGCCTCCGCCTCCAACCAATAATATGTTGGCCCGAGCATAAGTTCTTTCAGTAAAACTTGGAGTAAACACAGTATCACCTGTGTAAGTGTATGTTACTGAACTAAACGGTTGCACATTTGCTGTGAGAGTTTTTGTTAAATTCACCTGACTGATACCATCTCTTGATTGTGTGTATGTAAAGGTGCTATTACCAGTCACTGTGTTAGCGGGTGCAAATCTAATGTTGGCAAAGTTGGCATTTACAGTGCTGGTGTTACCAGTGAATGTGTAAGTGTTGGCAATATTAGCCCAGTCATTAGAATCAAAATATGAATTACTATTTCCAAATTTACCAATTGGGCTGTTTAAAGTAAATGTGTATGATTGTCCATAGTCAGGACCATCATCAAGCACAGGAGTAGAGGTAGAAAATAATTGTGTAATTGCATTGGTAGTGTATGTTCTATCAATCATGTTTGATATCTCAGGATTGGTCACGGCTGTGAAGGTGGCCACAACATTGCTGGCCTGAGTAACATTGCCAGTTGCCAATGTTTTGATCTGATTGTATGTGAAACTCACATTGCCTGTATAATCCACAGGAGGCATCCATTCGATGGTATTATTGATTGCTGCCTTACTACCAGTAACATTTAATTGTGTGTTGGCATAACCTACTAGGCTATTACTTTGATAGAATTGACCAATATTGCCTGCGGTTTGTTGAATACCTATGGTGAAACTTAGTGCATGTGTATCTAGATCAGTAATTGTGTTACCAAATGCCAATCTTGTGTCTTCGGTATATGTGCCTCCGGGGAAATTATATTCCGCATGTGGTGTGCCAATTTGTATGTTGGCATTGGCTGTGCTGAATATTGCAGTTGTGTTACCCAGGGCAAAGTTGATAGCATTGCCCACATTGCTCACAAGATCGCTTGCAGGTAAAAACTTGAGAGCATTGGCAGCAATCTGACTATTAAGACTTGTGGCATTACCATCAATAAAGATTGAGTTGCCTGTTATAATACCATCTGTCATAGACCCATATGTGGGGATGGTATTGGCAAAAAGTCTAAATGTCACTGTGGATGTGGCATCAACTACTACATTGGCCACAGTGACATTTGTCAATGTATCTTCATTGTAGATCACATTGCCTGTGATACTTAAACTAGGTTGTTGTGTTACATTAACAACAGTGGTCCAGGCTCTTGTGTTGCCTGCTTGATCATTTACTGTTGTAACATATGAATATTCAGGTGAGATGTTACTGGCACCAGTAAGATCAGAATATTTTACATTGGCAAATGCTTCCGTGTATTGTGCAACTGATCTAATACCATTCACACGCCAGGCAGCAGGAGCAATTTGTATTAGACCAATGTTGCTGTATGTTCCTGTGTAGGCCATGCTTACATTGCCCACATTTGAAAATTGCACATCCAGCAACAAATCTCTAACAGCACTGGTGATTGAAGTTAATGTAGTTTGTTGTGTGATATTGGCTGTTTGATATGCAGGAACATTGGCAGTGGTATTGCCAGCATTGGCACCAAAAACAATGGCGTAATTGGCCTCATCATTGTAGTTGATGGTTCGTGCTGTGTTTAGGTCTATAATAGTGCTCATTCTAAATCAATCCAATCATATGAATCCAGTCCCAAGCGACTGATGGTTGTGGCATTGCTTTCGCCTGTGTCAATTTCTCGAAGTCTAATGCCTGCACCATATCTTGTGTTGGTAGCATAATCAAACAATACATCTCCACTTTTGCTCATTGAGTTGATGATGTTGAATTGGTAATCACCTATTGATGTCACATTCTTGTCTCTATTGTAATCCACACGGACTAAGGCAAACACAAGATCACTCATGTTTGAATTAGGTGTTGTTCCTGACGGTGCTGTCCAGTCAGGGAATATGTCCCAGGCATTCACAGCACTCAATGTTGGTGCGGCATTGCCAACACAACTAGTAGCCGCTGGGGCAATTTGATCGGCACTGGCTCCTGATCCCCCATACATGTAGATCTTAATCAAGCCATTCATTGACTCATCAGTATTGCCATCAGCATCCCGAGTATTGTTGACAGTGATACCATCTGCTTTGAATATCACTTGATCAGCATTGCGATAGCATTCATTAAATGTGTATGAGGAGGCAGCACCTGTTTCAAACAGATTGCCTGTCTTTTCACTTATGGTCAATGCTACCCACATGGTCTTGTTGTCATTCACAAGTTGTGCATCTGTTATGGCACCACCAAGATAGGCTGATCCATACACCACAGGTATCTTGTGATTGGTTGCTGGACTCAGCATTTGTCTTGAGCCAGCATCAAATCCAGTTTGTGATTGATTCTTTGAGATGCTACGATTTAGGGCGTAGCTTACCAGTGCAGTCACAGCAGTGCGAACCAGTAACACACCAATAGTGCTGGTCACTCCAATCCATCCTGCTACTGCTGTGGCGATTGCAGTTAAAAATGCCATTATGCTTCCTTCATCCAGGTTTGTTCTATCAGTTTCCACCCTCTACGGCTGGGATCAAAATTGGTGTCAGGACCTTGTGTGCTCAAGAGAACAGCTTGCACACGACCTTGACGCAGATATTGATCACAGTCATGATCCCATGCACGCCATAACACAGCACCTGCACGACTGCCACGATGTGATTGGCTCACATACCAGGCCCGTTCCTGCAATAGTTTTCGTTCAGGATCCCAAAAGTCTTCACCATGTTCAGCAATTAGTGTGCCCACAATCTTGTTATCTTGAACTGCCACACGCACATAATGATCTTGTTGCCATCTAGTGACCAGTCGATAGATCCTTGGTGTGTCGCTTTCTGATCTCCAGGACCTGAAGCCCACTCGTGCTTGTGATGAGAACTCTTTTAGTAGTTCACACACACCTGACACATCTTGCAGAGTGGCAAAGCGGCACAGCATTAGGCTTGTTCCTGCACAAATTCAGTTGTGGGCGAATTCAGAGGTGTTGTGACCTGTGCTGTCTTGGTCACAGGAGCACCAAAGTCAAACGGACGACCAATCAGGTTGGTGATGCGATTGAAACTGCTATCACTAGGATAGAACAGGTTCATTGATTCCTGATTGGTCCTACGACCAGTAATTTTGGTATTCAGCATGTCCACAAGACTTGAGCAACTCAAGTTGATGATCAAACTGGATTCATCACTCCATTCATTATAAGTTTCTGAGAAGCCATAGTTTGTGACCACACCTTGAAACATGAATATGGGATTGCCCGAGATGGCAAGTGGGTTGTCAGTAAGTGGGTCAGTGAATACTCTGCGAATCTCTATCCTGGACCCTTTGATCCGCACTGCCTGCACTCCTTGTGCATACGCAATGGGAATGCCAGTAAGGCCAACTGCGGTTTCTACTGAGCTGGCTCTAAGTTCGTTAACACTTTCACTCACACTCATGAGCACACCAGCAGGTGAATACGAATAGTCAAAGCCATCCGATTCAGTAATCGTAATGGCTTTGTGAAATGTTGATAATCTTAATATGCCATAGTCAGGTATGTCCAATCTCACACAAAGACAAACACCTACTGAACTATATCCTGATAAGTTTATGCTCATGTTCGATCCTCATAGAATACAAAATCACCTGACCAGGAGACCAGCATGTTGTTGCCAGCTGGCACTAGACTCCAGGTGGGTCTTGTGACACACAGCACTGACCATGTGACATTGGCACCAAAGTATCCTGTGTATGATCCAGCGGCTTCATCTATTGGTCTGTTCAATGTAACAGTGGCACCATTGCCTGCGGCAGGATCTGCAACCACTTGATAAACTGAACCTGCGGCACCAATCTGTAACCAATCACCTGCTCGGCAAACATAACCGCTGGCAAGTGTGCCTGCTGTGATGGTGCATGTGGTTACTGAAGTTCCAGCGGGCACAACAACTGTGAATCCGCCTGTGCCAGATCCCAAATATCCAATGATGTTCTCAAATCCCACATGATTGAAATTGATATCTGCAATGGTAATTCTGTCCATTTGATCTAGTTTGGCCAGGTAAGGACGGGCTTCTACATAGGTGGCACCAGGGCTTGGTGTGACTGTGAACTTCCACACACGACCTCCGCGACTCACTGTGCGGATCACATTTTCTCGAGTGGTTGTGGCAGCTACTACACCACGACCATCAATACTGAGAGCAGTGGCTGAGTTTACTATCCATTGAAAGGCTTCATTAGCTGTGGCCATAATTATCTCCGTTGTGTGGGCTGTCTACGACGCCCTTGTTCTGTAACAGCAAACATAAATTCAGGATCACTGGCCACTAGGCTGCGGAAACTTGAAGCATCTACTGCATTGATGTTGTAGGTGATCATGGTTGATCCACCCAGGGCATCATTGGGTATGACCCCTCTTCCACCAGCACCTGTTAATATTTCTGGTCCGCGTTCACCCACCAGCACAGGTGAATTGGTTGGAATCATACCGCCTGAAGCAAATCCCAACAGACTCTTGGCACCTGAGAACAAGTCACCAAGTATGCTGCCACCTCCTGTGGACCCACCACCAACCTTGAATGATTGTGCTAGCAGTTGTTGAATCTGGCTGCGAAGTATTTGTTCCACAATTGAACTTATGAATGATCTGAATTCCAACTTGCCTGTCTTGGCAAAATTCACAATCATGTCTTCCATACCTTTGGTTGTGGTAGAAAATATGTTCCGGGCATAGTCTGCGGCATTGTAGGCAGCATCTGCATACTCGTTGAATGCCGCCTTCCATCCTTCAGCAAAGGTTCTTGACTGTTCTAGATTGGCCATTTGTGCTGATGCAATTTGATTATAGCGTTCAGCAATTTGTGCAAGTCCAGCAGCAAGTTCAGTGGCCTGTTGAGTTGTCAGATCCATATCAGCAAACTGTGCGGCAAAACTACGACTGGCCGACAATGCAGCCTTGCGGTTTTCTTCTTGAATCTGAGCCATTCCCTTGGCCAATGGACCCATTCCCTGTGTATTGGCAGCAAATGTTACTTCTTGCATGCGATCATTGGCTGTGACCAATTGCTCGGCCAGAACTGATTGTCTTTCCAACTGTCGGGTGATGGCTTCTAGTATGTTTTTACGATCTTGATCCAGGGCCGTATTCACCATCTGACGATTGATCACTTGTTGCACTTGTGCCACTTGCTTGTTGTATAACTCAGCATTGGCTTTGATCTGTGCATTGATTGTGGGGATTAGATACGAGTCTTCAGCTTTGAGATCTCGTTTTTTCTTCAGTAACTGATCTTGAACATCAAGGAATTTTTGTGCAAGATCAAATAATGCCAATTGAATATTTTTTTCATCTTCAGTTTTACCAATAAGATCCGCCTCAACAAATGCACGAGCATTGCTCATACGGAATTGTTTTTCGTATTCGCTAGTGACATCACGAATGGCATTGATCTCTCGTGTTTGATTTTCAAGGTTAATCTTGCGTCGTGCAGCTTCTTCTTTTTTGAGTTTTTCAGCGGCTGCAAGGTCTTCCGCAGTAGGGCCGGCTGCAACATCTGGTTTGTCAGGTGATCTAAGACCAATAACCGCGGCTATTCCAGCACCCAGAGCTGCCACCAGGGCAACAGCACCTCTAAGTCCCACCATAAACGGACTCATAGCAGTAAAAATACTTACAATTTTGGAGGAAGCATTTAGATAAGTGAATAGTCCAGTAATGGCTGTGACTGCTCGCCCTATTTGTCCAATGAATGCCACAATTGCAAGTCCGCCTGTGACAGCAAATGCAGTCACAATGGCCACAGTCAATACTTTTATAACTAGAACTAAATTATCAATTTTGCTCTTGCCATCTTCCATGGCTCGGTTGAAATCATTCATGCGTTGGATTGGTCCAGAGAATGCTTCTAAAAATGCCAATTTCATTGTGCCGGCGGCAGTGGCCAAACCATCTTGTAATTCAGCGGCTCTTTTAACTGTGGCAGCATATGCATCCATTGTGCCTGCTGTGGTTCTTAATTTGTTAGCAAGTTCACCAGGATCTACTGTTCGAAAACTCTTGCCAAACTTGTCCATCATTGCGGCTGCACGCTCACTAGCATTTGGCAATGCCGCAATGCCTTCCAGTGTCTTGATCAATAAATCTCGTTCACTGAGAGCACCAAGGTCGCTGAGACTTACTCCTAGTTCTTGAAAACCATAAATGGCTTTCTGACTGCCTTGTGCTGCCTCATCAACACTTTGTGCAAACTTGGTAATGCCTGTGGCCATCTGATCAGCTTGTCCGCCAGATGTTTCAAGTGCTTTCTTGAACTCCAACAAGTTGCCTGTGGCGATACCACTGGCATTTGAAAGATCCTGCAGATCATCGGCCATTTGCAATGCCGAGCGACCTAGTGCGGCAAATCCCAAACCAGCAACCACACTTCGTAGTCCCAGCATGCGACGGGTCATACCATCAAGACTTGAACTTAGTTTGTCAAGACTTGCCTGACCCGTGACTCTAACATCAATGGTTGCATTGGTTGTGGCCATTATGGTGTGCTCCTAAATATGTGCGTGATTCGTCGCTGACTCCACTTGAGGAAAGGATCAGTCATGCCCCGGGGTGCTTGTGGAGAGTAACCATCATCAAGTCGTTGTGCATAAGGATAGTCAGCACGAATTTCAGTTTTTTGACCATTCAATGCAGTGTGTCTACGGGCATTACCAGTGCGAACAGGTGTTAATTTTTTGAACTCAACTTCAGCATCTTGAGGATATGCAGCCAATTCTTTTTGAATTCTGGACAGCATGTTTTGCACATTATTTTGTCCAACGCGAATATCAACTGATATCATGATTTAGATCCTTTTACTGATTCGATCATTTGCAGCATGGTCTTTTCACTGAGCTTTTTGGCCAGGGGCTTGCCAGTGCGTTCAGATTCCATTTTCTCATAATGATAATTTGACCACTTGGTAGAAATATCCAGCACATACAAATCAAATGTGGTAGCTCTGCCCAAAGCCTCACTGGGTAGGCATTGGTATCTGTGTGCGAGGTTATCTAAAGTTATGATCATTTTAATTTCACCGCTTTCCCAGTCAGGATCCTCGCAGATTACTTTCCCAATGTTGTGGTAATACTACCAATGGCAGCAATTAACACATGCGTTGGCAACATGGCACCATCAGTGACAATTTGTGAACCATCTTCATTGAGTATGAGTGTGCGAACAATATCAATCATACTGCCCACATCGCTCTCTTTGGCATTGGCCAGCTTCATAAACACATCAAGAGGCTGGCGATCCCAGGTCCAGAATTCTATTGCTTCGCCAAATTCTTTTACCAGGTGCTCGTCATCTAGTGTGATTTTGATTAGTTGTGGCTTTGCAGCCAATTGATTTAATTTCATTTGATCTCCTGTCTTTGAATCAGTTCATTCAGCACTGCCACTGTGAATTGCAAGCGGCTTTGTGCTTTTTCTATATCGCCTCGGGCACAACGCAGTTCATTAGTGGCCTTGGCGATCTCTGCCAGTAAACTTCTCAGCAGATCTTCGCTTGTCTTTGAATCTATTGTCATCTGTGAATCCTTGTGAACACATATTTAGTCAGTCATAAAAAAAGGCCCGGTTAAGGGCCTTTTTTCTAGTGCTGAATTAAATCAGGCAGCACTTGGTGCAGTGTTGGTAACCACAGTGTAGTCACCTGTCACAGTGATTGTGATTGGGCTCACAAACACAGGTGAATCTGCTGAAGTGGCAGGTGCCAAGCCAGTAATATAACCTTGACAAGTCATTGTTACATTGCTGTTGGCATTGCCAGACTCTGGACCCATGAAGATTCTAACATTGCAGAGATCTTTATTGCGGCTGAGTCCGAACACACCTTGTGATGCTGCATTAGCACCTTGTGCCGCAGTGACATTGGCACCAAAGAATGATGTTTTGTCAAGAACCAGGTTCATTGACACATCATTGGTTGCTGTGGTTGGCACTTGCTTTTTGCTGCCAGCGTCAAGTTGTGTCCAGGTGAACACATCCGTAGCAGCGTTGATCGTGATGTCTGTTAGTGCAGGCACCACTAGGTTGCCAGTTGCTGTGCCGTTGGTCTGTAACCAAACTTGCACATTACCGGCAGTTCCTGGGGCTGGGTAGATATAAGCCATTTTGCTTTTTCCTTATTATGAATTTACAATCAGCTGTCTAAAGCTGAAATCAAACTGTGTTACCTGGGCATCACCAATGAACTCCGTTGACACTTGAGTTGCTCGTTGGGTTACACCGGTAATGTCGGTGTCAAGTCTGGCATTCTGAAATGTTGAGACCATGGTAGCATAGTTTGAGGGTTGGTTTTTGGCATCTGTTGTGATAAAGGTGCGAACAGTTGTGATTTCATTCACAATGCCCACACCATTAAGCACATCGATGAGAGGTTCTTGTGCAATTTGATCCGAATCAACATAGATGTATTTGAAGTTCTTCAAGTATAACGGATTGCCCTGGGTATCCCACGGCAGTTCCTGTGTCAATGTGTAACCACTGACCTTGTTGGCTTTGAAATAATCAAGTATCTGTGTTCTCATCTCACTCTCCGTAGATTCCACACACCCGGCTGTTTGTCAGCTGAGTCTATGGTGGCTGAATTGTCAAAGTTATACCAATCGCCTGCAGTGATCAGTTCACCAAACAACAGATCATATTTCTGTTGATAGTAAGCCATCTTGCGACGCTCTGCTGAGTCTTCATTGGAGAAGTCAGCAATGTAGGGAAGAATGTAATTGTATAGGCCATAGTAGCAACACAGATCTGTGAAGTCGTCCTCACGAGCCTGAATCTTTGTGGGATCCAGGGGCGGGACATCAGCCACAGTGTTGATCTGGACGGCTCCAGACCCTGTGTTACGGGCAATAAAATAACTTCTCCACCAATCAGTAGATCTCAACAGTTCTAGTATTCTAGTTGTAGAGCGGATAAGTTGATCCTGAATGTAATTTGCGTCAAGGCCTTCATTTTGCTCGAACAAACGAGCATCCAAAGCATCAAGGTCTTCACTTGTGGCGAAGCTTAATACTGTGTTATTGAATGAGATGAAAGCCATGATGTCAAGTTCCGATCAAGGATTGATACTGGAGTTGTTGTTCAATGCACGACCATAATTGGTCTGTAGCAACCCTGTGCCATAATAAGCAGAACACACAATGTCATCACCAAGGAAAGCAGCTCTACGCTGTGTTTCAATTGCGATATCACCAATCATACCAAGACCCATAGCATCACGCTGGAAAATAGCACCCAGGTAGTTGCCTGCACTACCAGAGTTGGCAATGTTGCTGGTTTGATACACAGGAATTCCTGCCAGCATACCAATAAAGCCTGTTCTCATGGCTTCATTTGCATTGTCACCATAAGCACCTGCTGTGAATGGAGTGTTGCCTTGTGTGGTCAATGCTGACTTCAAGTCATACGCAATTTCAGGATGAATCACGCAGACCATGCCTTCCATTGGCACAGCATCAGCTTGCAGTTTGGCAACTGCTGTGAAGATTTGTGCGGCTGTGATAACAGTTGTGCCAGCAGTGGGTGCTGTGAAGCTTGAGAACAGGGCTGTCAAGTCTGTGTCCATCTTCCTGGCCACGGCCTCGCCAAAAAGTTTTCCCAAATCAGCAACCACATTTGAAGCGGCTGACACACGGGCTAGGTCTGTTAACAATGTGCGGATAGCAACAGGACGAACTGTGAGTTGTGCTGTGCTGGTTGACACTGGTGTGTTATCTACTTCATTGCCTTCTGTGACAACGGCTGCTGTTTGGATTGGGTAAATTGGCACATTGACATTTTTACCTGAGCCTGCTGGCAGAGTGTAGTTTTTTACCAAGCCACGCATGATTGAACGCTCTGATGCGACGAACATTGCTTCTTGGATGATCTCTGGTAAGAGGTCGTTTAGTGTTGTTGTGGTTGAACCGGCCATAATATATTTTCCTTAAATTTTAGGCTATACCAGAAGTCTTACGGTATTCCGCATAGAGCTTCCGATGTTCTGGATTTTTCATATCCAGTTTGGTGATATCGACCTTGTTGCTTGTGCCGCCTCTACCCACATTTGACTGTGTGTTTGTGGTAGCAGGTGCAGCCGAAACAAAATGCGGATTGGAATCTAAGAATTCTCGCACTAGGTCATCAACTGCAAGTGGTGCTCCTGAGTCCGTGTAACGAACAGCACCCTTGGCATCAACAATCTCTACATCACCTTCTGAGTTGAGTCTAAGGTTGGGCTGTAGTAAACTACGCACTTGATCTGGATTCACAGCACGATACTTTGCGGCAGCATTCAACACCGGAGTGTTGACCTTATACTCTTTGATGATTAAATCTCTTTTGGAGATCTCAGCATCTTTTTTAGCAGCCATTTCTTGTAGGGTTTTTTCAAACTCACCACGCTTGAGTTGTTGTTCCTGTGCTCGCTTTTCAGCGTCGGTCTTTAACACACGCAGTTGATCTGGATCACCTAGGTCTTCATAGGGTTTCAACAATTTCTTTTCCAATGACCCTTTCATGCGGGCCATCATGTTGTCTACCTCTTGTTGACTGTAAGTCTTGGTTGCTGTAGCCTGATTTTCAGATGTGTCTGCGGCACCAGTTGCCTCATTTGCCAATGTATTGTCTGACATCGTTGCATCGCCTTTTCATAAAAGTTAGTAGTATATTTATAGATTATACAAAATCTTCAGTCATTAACGACTGGGTTTGATAGGTTTTGGCCGCTTTCGGTTCCGTTCAGTGCGTGATCCGCGAGCAGGCAAAGGTCTTGTCATTTCTTCTTCTCCGCCCGGTATCCAGCCGCATAGGCAGCTCGGCCTTGTAGTGTGGCTTTGGCTTCAGCACCTGGACCAAAATAAACATGACCTTGATCTCCCCAACGAAAGCCTATCTTGCCATCTTGAATAACCTTGCGAACTGGCATGATTATTTCTTCTTCTGTGTGTATTTGCGAACAATGGCAGGTTTATCTGCTTTGATGGCAGCGTCTCTTGCTACATTGAGAGCAATGGCAATGTTCTGTGCCTGACTTTGCTTGGGATATTTTTTCATCTCATAAGCAATGTTCTTGCCCACAGATGTTTCACTGTAGCCTCTAATGATTTTGGTTTGTTTGGCCATATTATGCTCCTGGTTGTTGTGGTGTTGTGTCCGTTATGGGACCACCTGCGACCCATGCGTCACAGGTTCTTGTGCTCTTGCACTTGAAGTCAAATGCTTCACAGTAGCCCAGTTGGCCACCGCCTACACTATCCCATTCATCGCCAGTGGCTCCACCAGCTGATAAACCTGCGTCAATGCAATCTAGTATTGGTGTAGTCTGATCAAAGAATGAGCAGTTGCCACAAAGACTTTGCCGGGCTGTGGCAGGAGTTGTGTTCCACATGTCAGCTTTGGCAGCCCAGAACACAGTGTTGGGCAGTGCAGGATTTAGTGGACCATAGTTGGCAGTGTCAATAGCAGTTTGTCTGTTGGCCAGATTAACACCAATGTCTTGAGTGGCAATAGGACAACCATCTGTTGCAATGGATTCAGATTCCTGATCAGGTGCTAACAATGCAGCCACTGCCAGGGCGTCAGCTGGTTCAATTGGCATGAGTGTGTTGATGATGTTGACTAGTTCGCCTGGCTCTTCACCTAGTGCTTCCAGCAGTTTGTAGTCAATCACAGCCAGCACAGCAGGATCAGTTGCAGTGGCTTTGGCAATTTGTAGTTGTTGGAATTCTTTTTCAGTATCACGAATATTGAATGAACCTGGGTATTCAATTTCACCATCCCATGTTGTGCCCTGATAGTGTGCAAATATGCTCCAGATTTGTTCTTCCGCAAGTTCAAGCCCGTCGGCCTTGGCTGATAGTTTGGCATTGAGCAATTGAAATTCAGTTTCCATGGCCACACCACTCATGCTTCTTGATTCTGTGGCACGGATGGCACCGGTGTTGGCCATCTTGTCAATCACACTCACAAGGTTTTGTTTCACACTCAACATGGCACCCAGTTCAGCACCATTGTAGTCCAATATATAGGGTTTTAATCCTGGATCTAAATTGTCAGGCATCTGTATAATGGATCCTGCACCAATGCCTGCTTGTGTTTCAGGTGTCTTAACGAGACTGGGGTGGCTGTCAATTCTAATGCTTTGTTCAATCTCACTGTTGATGTTGTAGAGCATGCGTTGTGTGTCAGCAATGTCAGTGATGTCACTAACACCAATGCCACGCATGTTTGATCGCATGTTGTAGGCACACACAGCCGGAATGTAGCCCAGGCCATTGGGTTCCACAGTATCACTCCGGATGGATCTATTTTTGGTATCTACTTCAATGGTCTCAATGGTTTCTCGGGTCCAGATCTTGATGGTTTGTCCTGAATCAGTGAACTCTTCAATGTATTTGAAATAGTCTAGTTCATAAACACCTTGAGCATTGCGTCGATAGTTCCAGTCAGTCACTGCAAGTGGAGTCATTAGGTTGAGATAAGGACGCACACCTAATGCTTGTTCATCAGCAAGTGTCACAGCACCTGTGTTGGGTTTGGCCACTAGAATCCAGCAGTGTCCAAATACACTGGCCCAGGTGGCCACATCCTTCATGAATGCATCTAGACTGCGACCATCGAGGTCAGCGTCTCGTAGGAATGATTCAGCTGAGGGTGATCCCTCTAGTGATCCTAGATCGCGATCAGGTTCTTCACGAAACAAGAATGAGTTATACACCTGCACCACTGAGGCACAGTGATTGTCTAGGGGTGTGCTACGCAATCTAGCCTGATACTCAGCGGCGGTTTCCAATTGGTATCTTGTGAGATAAGCACCATCCTGGTATTCTTGACCGCCCATGTAGCTTTGGTAAAGATATTCCCAGCGTGGCCTGAAATCATTGTAAGTGGTATTGCTTGAAAGTGCGTCTGCAATTTGTTCGTCTATGGTTCTAATTGTGCTCATTGCGAGTGTCCTTAATAATTGTGTTTGTGGTAGTCTCTTGCTATAATGTAAGCATGGACACAAACAATCTCATGACCCTTGCCAGATTTTGGAGGCAAGTAAAAATAATTCCAGAATCCAATAGCCCTGCTTGCTGGGAATGGCAAGGTAGCATGTCGCCTTCTGGTTATGGCATTTGTTGTGTGGGCAATAGCCAAACTGAATTGGCTCATCGCTATATCACTAGTATTACTTATAATATCCAAAATAAAGTGGTAGCACATCAATGCGATAATCCCAGGTGCGTGAGACCAGATCATTTGTTTGTTACTGATCAAGCAGGCAATCTTTTGGATCAACGCCAGAAAGATCGTAAGCGAACTATTCTCACGAGAACCAGTGTGCTGGATATCAGGACCCGACGACTGTCTCGTCCAGAATTTGCTAAACTTTACAAGTGTAGTGAATTCACAATAGGACAAGTGCAAAGGCGAGAAACTTGGCAGCATGTTACTTGACATCAATTGAATGACCCCAGCGTTGAGGTGCTGTGAGAGGCATGTCTCGACGCACTGGAAATACATAGTCAATGTAGTAACGCATGGCATCACTCATGTGATCAAATCCTGAATCCTTGTCAGGAATGTTACTGTTCATTTTATAACTGTGTTTCTCAAGACTTTCAATGGTCTTTCGGCATCGGGGATCAACCATCATGCGTCTGCGTCCAGATGTTGAACACAACATGCTGTTCACAGCGTTGACGCCATCTCTCACAGGGTTGTGGGCTCTAGGTGCTTTGACAATGAATCCAGCATTGGCCAGGATTGAGTGATCAGTAACGCCGCCAGCTGAGGTTTTGCGGGCTGATCCTGCTGGGTCTGGATACACAAAGATTTTTTGTCGTGAATAGCGTTCTCGTATTTCAGCCACAACTTCTGCGGTGTTACTAGATAGCAAGGCAATTTCATCAATGACATGAGTGGTATCTCCAGTTTGTGCAAACACAGCACCAGACATCTGTCCCACATTAAAATCTAATCCTATGTGCAGGATTTCTGGCGTAGGCAGTGTCCAAGGTAAGATATTGTGTGCTCTTTCAAAAGCATAAAACAATCTGTTGCTGTAGGTTTCAAAACTAGCAAGATATTCTTGTCTAAATGTTCGTTCGTCAAGATCATTGCGGGCTTGTGCAATTTCATCCTCACTAACATTACCACCATCCAGGGTGGTAAACTGATAACTGCTCCATTCTGACTCAGTAGGGTCAAGACCACGATTATACAAATCATATGCCCAGTTGGCTTGTCCCATTGGAGTGCTAATAAACATTGCTGAGCCTTTACGATCACTAAGAGTGGGTCGCAAAACTTCAGTCCAGGCCTTTTGATCAATCATGGCAAACTCATCCATGATGATTCCATCAAGACCTACGCCACGCAAACTATCAGGGTTGTCAGCACCACGCAGACTGATCTTGCTGCCGTTTTTTAATACAATTGTTAGGTCAGTTTCGTTGATCTTGTCAGTCCAGCGTAGATCTTGTAATCGCCATTTCAATTGGTCCCACACAATTTGACGAGCCTGTCTGTAGGTAGGGGCAACATAAAATACTCTACGATTTGGTTCTCGAGCAATACGAGCTAGTTCTCTAATGGCCAAAAAAGTTTTACCCCATCTACGCCCAGCCACAATTACTTTGAATCGTGCTGAATCTTTACTGACCAATTGCTGGCCAGGGTTAAGACTCACTCATCGCTCCAGGGCAGGGCACGACCTTCATCTGTGCGAACTTCTTGTGGACGACCAACTATTCTATCAAACACTGACGCAAATGCTTGTGCATCGCCTTCACGACGAGCCCGCATCAACACTGACCAGGCAGCGTTGTGAAGTTCTGCGGCCCATTGTGCTTGATACTCATCAATGGTTTGTTTCATAACTTCACGCATGGCTTTCTTTTCGCGACGCTTTTTCAAGTGTGCGGCCTTTTGTTCAGGTGTGAGTGCGTTCAGGAAGTCAGCATAAGGTGCTGTGCCTGGCTTCCAGATCTGTGGTAGATTACGGTTTGCAGCCATTGTTAAATTTCGTTGTTGGCTTCTAGTATGTCAGACACCATTCTAGGCGTGAGCACCAGTTCCGCATTCCAGCCTTCATGCAAGGGATCAGGTTCAGACACAGGTTTTTTTGCAGTCATGAAGCTCTTGCACATGGCCACAAGCTCACCTGCGGAGAGTAATTTTGAGTCAGTCATTGCAATTATTTAGCAATGATGGATTTTTTCTCTTTGTTATGAGCAGTTTCAGGGAACTCTAATCTGATTGCTTCCAATACTGTTTCCAGTGCTTGATCACGACCTTGGCTTTTGATCATGCGTTGCAGAATGCTTTGTATACGAAGGCGTTCCATCAGTGTGTGTATGCGTATATTTGTCATCTGATGTAGCCTAAAGTTTGGCCGTGTGTGTTTGTGATGCGTGTTCGACCACGAGCGGCACCACACCAGGCGGGAAAGTCTTGACGACTATAAGCTTCTGGCTTGAGTCTTGTGCCGTCAAATTTTGAGAACTCCTGTGTCTGACAAGGATCTCGTGAGTCATAGTAGTTGGCCAGGAACGCAGGAGGAGCGGCACAACCTGTTAGTGCAAGGCATAGAACAAGATATTTCATACAGGAGTCTTTCTTGGGCGGCCACGAGGTTTGCCTGAGGGAGTTAAACTGGGAGTTAATGGTTTCTCTTTCTTGGGAGGTGCATTGGGATCAGGTTCCGGCACTGCATCCACAAGATCAAAAAACTCATTTACATCGTCTTCGTTGTTGGGATCTTTGCCCATTAACTTACACCAACGCAGGTGAATGCGTTCTCGCTCATCTAGATCTAACAATCGATACACTGACCAAGTTGGTAGTTTCATTATTTGTCTCCAAACATTGATTCAACATGTGAGTAAAGTGGCACTATTTCAAATCCTGTGTGAGTGAGTTCTACTGATTCTTCTTTTGAAATAACACCATCCAACAGCAATCGTTTGATGTATCGTTTGACCAGGGTTTGTTGTTTGTCAGTAGATTTGAAAAGTTTTTTGGCAGTGGAACAACCATAGTTGTTTTGGCCTAATCGGTGTAGAACATACAACTGCTCATCATCACAGATGCCAATATCAATGTATCCATCACCATAGCAATCAAGTTCTTGTGGGTTTTTTGAATCTGCCACACGCTGTGAATATTTGGGAATAGGCATAATAATATCTACTGCCCATAAGTCGGGCAACTCACGATTGCCATCACCAAGCACTGTGCTAATTGAAAGTTTGATCTTGTTCATACTGCCTCCTTGACACCGGCACGAGTAAGTTCGTATTGGTATGATTCAATGATGGTATTATGTATAGCAATTTGATTGCAATCGCGATCATGCTGTGCATGATCTCCGAGACCTTGCCACACAGTCAATCTCTCGTAGCAGTCTGCTCGGTGTTTGGTATGACGACGGATACCATCTTGCCACCATAAGATATCAGATTTTTTAGCCATTTAGTGCCTCTTTAAAGCGTTGTTGATAAGTGTATAGTATAGCACAGACTGATTTTGTGGTCAATCTGTGCGTGTTGTTTTTACGCCACAGCCTGTTCAATGACCCGTTGTAAGGATCTATAACTCACAGGATATTTGGTATTGTCCAACACAATGGCATTGGAATAAACACCAATCTTTTTACCACTGGGCAACCGAACTTCTAATGTGCCCATACCTTGTATCTCGTATTCAACATCTTTGCCAGTGCCCAGTATAGGCACTCCTAATCTAACGGTCTTTTTACCACTAAAGGCAACATAGCCTTTGGTTGGATGATCCATTGTGCGATTCCAAACCTGGTCAATCAGTTTGTCAAGTTGATTCATTGTGTGCTCCTCGAAGCGTTGTTAGTAAGTGTATAGTATAGCACAGACTGATTTTGTGGTCAATCTGTGCGTGTTGTGTTTACGCAACAAGTAAAGGGTTAAAGATGCGTTTGCTCTCGCGGTTGAGATCATTACAATCCCACTCTTGGTAAGCCAAACCAAACCAATCCCGGCCCCAATAGTTGGTGGCCATTGCCGCAATGAGATCTGGATTGTCGCTGTCAACTACAAATAAGCCTGTTGGGATCAAGTATTCCTGATCGCTATCTGAGTCATAACCCAGTTGGTAAACCAATGTGCTCTTCATCCGGTGCTCCTTGAAGCGTTGTTAATAAGTGTATAGTATAGCAAAATGCGATTTTGTGGTCAAGCCGTGATTTGTTGTGAAAAAATAACACCTCCAGCACCCTGGGTAGCTGACCATGCAAAAAACCAGGTCAGAGGCGTTGTAAGTCATTGATTTCATTGAGGTTTTTCAGGCGTTTTCTAAGGTTTTTGGTCTGGGACCCACCGCGATCGTGCCAGTTCTGGATGTTTGAGCAACAACCAGATCCAAGACTCTTCTGTGATGTAGAATATTAGTGTATCCGAGTTCATGTCCCAGACATCTCGGTGTATGCTGGCTGTGATCAAGTCCATGAAAGGTGTCACACCCATTTCATTGATGGCTTGTCTTGTGAACACCACACTCATTGGTGTCGAAGTCATACCTGTGGCCGCCGTTTGTGTTTGGGACCTGTTTGACCACGAGCAAACTTCACAACCCATGAGCGTCGCACATGTTCATGTCGGGGCACAATGTCCACATTGTCTCGGCTCCAAGGCAGATCGTAATCACATCTGGTCATGCACAATTGTTCACTGGCTCTACCTCTATGTGCCCAGTCTGTGCCCCATACAATCACAAAGTCTTCAAATGGCATATCCCAACCTTCTCGGCGAAAATTGGCCTGTGCCCGTTGCCGCAGCCATTGAGTGTATTGTTCGTGTCTTAAAGGATCAGTGCCAGACTTCCACACATGTGGTCTTAGTCCTGTGCCTTTGCCTGCTCTTGGGTTTGGTGTTGTTGTCATATCATATCCTTTGTTGTGGTTAGGTATTGGAGATTCTATCAATAATTTCTACTCGTTTTTTCAAAGCACATAACCATGCCCATTGCTTGGGTGTTACAGTCTGATCAAGATCACAAGCAACCAGCATGTTGATTAGAAACTTCTGTTCAGATTCACTAAAGTGAGCATAATGTGCCTGAACCATGTGATGTAAGTGTGTGGGATTCAGCAGTGATCTTATACGCATTGGTTATCCTTTCTCGAGAAGTAAGACATTATAATGACAAAACAAACTATATCAGTTATAGATAGCATGTTAGTCCTCAAATACTGCATAATCAAGTTTGATTACAAATCCAGTTTGTCTTCTAACTTTTTGAATCAGTTCTACAGGATCCACTGCTTGATCACACTGCCAACCATCATGCACCCAAAGAAATCTCAACTTTTGTTTCCTCAATGCCTTCTGAATAACTCGTGCTATTTGATTCTCAAATTGCCTGTAATAAGCACTCTTTTGTCTTGCACTTAATCTACGACATCTCAGAGATCCATTCTTGTCTATGCTCTTGTCACGAGGAAACTCATCTCGCAGACATTGCCAAAGTCTTTTGATATCTGCTCTAATCTCAGTCAATGTCTGTGATTGTTTGAGTCTATCAATCAAGGCATAATCTTGATCCAACGCACAGAACAACTTGTTGTTTCCCCAGGTGCTGATTATACTACCTTGCAACAAGGCATTCATGACTCTTTTGATTTGATCTGTAGTGCAACTGGCTTCGTTGGCAATTTGATTTCTAATACTGGTGCGATCATCAATGTAGGCCTGCAATGCGGGTGCTTCAAAATCAATTTTGCATTGCTGTGCTCGTTGCAACAAAATTGTGGGGGCGGCGGCTTCAATGTCATAGGCATAACGATAACCTGCATTGGCCAACAACGGACCTCGCACACGGCTGTTGATGAATTGAGCAGTGGTATACCAACGGTCGCTTTTGAGTTCGTATTCAAAATCACCTGTGTCAATTTGTGTTTGAATCTCTGATGTGGGTGTGTAGGTGCTGTGAATGCCCAACTGAGTTTTGAGTTCGTGTAGGTTTTGCTCACGCAAACGATATTTGATGCACTGCCCTGTATTCATATTCCAGTGAGGGTCTGCTGTAGCTAGCAAGTGTGAGTCTAGCCAATTGCTCAAGGGATTGCTGAGTGTGCCAAACCAGGCACGCCGTTGGCTTTGTGCTATGCTGTAGACCTGACGAGGTTTGACATACTGTTCAACAGCTTGAATGGCTGACATAGCCCGTCTGCGATTGCGTGGGTCTGAGAAGTTAGGTGTGTAAGTCACAACTTACTCCAGTTCAAACAGGTTGTGGAATGTGCTAGATTGTGATCTTTGGTTGTTGATCACAGCACGATGTAGCACACCTGCTTCGTGCTGACTGGCCAATTGGTCTGTCATCTCAGGCACTGCGTCTGCTGTGACCACTGCACGATGGTGGCGTGTGTTGCGTTGCACTATGTTGAGCCCTGTGTAGACTCCATAGGGATTTGGAGCATATATCAAGGGCTCCCAAGCAGGGAAGTTACGCATGGTGGTGTCAACTGTGGTGTCGTATGTGGCACCTGTGTCTAGGTCAGTCCAACTGAATCTCCAGTATGTGCCGCCAGTGATCTTACTGGCAGTGGCAGGAGTGCGATTGGTGAGTAATAGTCGTTTCATTAGGTTCTTTCATTTTAAATTGTGCCATTTCAAGTCCATTGTTATTTAGTATAGCATACAAATCATTATATACAAAGAGAACTGGCAAGATTGCCCAAAAAAAAATCCCCCAGACACAACTGAGGGATTTTAGGGGTGGAGTTTTTAGGAAACTTCTTTTTATGAGTCATTACAAAGATGTGAGCAGACGCACATGACTTAAAGGATTAGAAATGGCGTTATCTAAAATGAATGCATGAACCTCCCTGATTGCTCAGGGTCTTGAACAGGAATTGTCTGCCCACGCGAATATTTATACACTAGGTTGAAAAAACCTATTTTTTTATGTGTGTAAATATGATCTATGAACCCAGATGAATTTCGCACACGAATAGAGCAGTTGGCTGATGTGCAATGGAGACTGCCCGACCAACCTGCTGTGCAAGGACCAAGATACAGACTCACTAGTGACCAAGGTCCAGGTGCCACAATACAACAACTGCACTTAACTCCTGCTAAGTGTGATGATTGTAGCATTATCTGCACACAACGGCCCAGACGAGACTTTCAAAAGAGATCACATGGTTGGATAGAACGGTGTCGCGAATGTGGATTGTGGAGAAATGAACAGGGCACCTGGGGTGACTTGCCCTACAAGAAAATTGGTAGACCTGCACTGAAGTCTACCATGATTATTACAACAAGCGACTTGCCGCCCATCCCAGACTGCTTAGAAGCACACCAATCACTGCCCATTGAGCACGATGCCAATGATTCATGGTCTGATCCTGTTGACGATCGAGATCACGAGCAAGACCTTTAATCATAGTTTTGAGTTCGGTCATGTCTTCGGTCATTCTATCTAGACGATCATTTAGAGCCTGATATCGAAGCTCACAAATTGATACATGAGCATCTAAAGAGTGGCGTTCAATTTCACTCATCACACGCTGAGAATAATGCTTGAGGGCAAAGAGAAGTTTGCCGAACCTGAATTGGTTCCTGTGTATCCCCGGTTGGTGCCTGAATACACTCTTAGATCCTGTATCCAACCATTGTAGTCGTTGCTATCAGTAGAACTGAATTGAGCAATGTGCAAAGTGGTAAATCCTGTGTTGGCTGTGTCCCAGGCACCACGGTAGATACCATCTGAATAGAATCTTCTTGTGCCTGAATCCAGCACAATGGCCACATGGTGCCATCCTGTGCCTATGCCACAGTCGTTTTGACTGGCAAAGGTAAATGCGGAGCCTGTGTTGATGCCAAACAACCAACGACCATTAGCGTCTGCTGAACTCAATGCCCAGTTGGCATTGGTGGTGGCATCCGTGGCATAGAACCAGCCTTCTACCACATATGAGTTAGATCCTGCTGTGGCATCTGGTAATGCTGAGGGTAATGTGTATGTGAGTGCTTGTTGACCTGCGGTATTGGTGCTTTTTACACTTTGCACATAGTTAGGACTTGAAGTCCATTTGACCTGATCAGATGCCATGTCAGTGTTGGTGCCATCTGTCACCGCGGCTGATCCACCAGATCCTTTGATTCTCCAGGCAATGTCAGTCATGCCTGTTCGGCTGCTGAATGGCACTGC